TATTGAATATCTGGCAAATCGAATCGAGTTTATTTTAGATAAAGAGAAAATACTTTAGCCTATATATTGTAATAAATATCGTCGGTAGTTTGCCAGCCTAAATCTGCCCAATAAGTCGAAGGGTTTGGATAAGTATGGCTTCCGCCCAGAAAGAATTGCCAACGAATTCTGAAAGGTGATGATAGCGCCCCCATGGACACATAGTATGTTTCACAAGAACCGACGCCCGATCCAGTATGAAACCAAACATCCGAGGGAAACGGGTCATATTCCCAACCAACTAAATTAAAATCATCTGCTGTGCTGCCATTACATAATAATCCGGCAGTATTTTCCTGCGCAAAGAAAGCTGCATTACGCAAAGCTTGAGTTGCGAATTCTTGGTCACATTGAACAAATTGACGCCCGCTAGTTTGGGCAAAACCAACTATCTCACCTTCAAAGATACCACCAGGCGCGCAAGTTGGCCCCCCGGTGGTATGTATTAGATCGGCATCGATCCCGGTAATGTCCCACGCGCCCGCATCCGCCGCCAGGTTGAAACTAGCACCGGATTTAAACGGCCCAATAGTCGCCATTATGTATTGTCAAATACTAGCGTTAGTATCTCGCCGGTTTCATTCGTGAACGTCACCGTATCAACGACATCGATATTCACCACATCGCCATTGTCATCGGTAAATGGGGTTGTTGTTTCCGTCCGGCTAGTTTCCGTAAAATCAAGGTTTAGCAATCCGCCGGCGGCGTCTGCGCCGGCCCCTGATTTAGCTTGGCGCGGCGCGTGAACCGCTCGGCTATTTTCATTAATTATCCGCGTAATCGCGTTTAAATATTCGGCGGTTATGGCATCACCTATCCGAATTTTACGGACTATTTCGGCGGCGCGCGTTCCCATTATGCAACCGTCAACGTTGCATCAAAACCGGTTATTCTGAAAGCCCCTGCATTAACCGAGAAATTGCGCGGCCCGGTAAAAGTGAACCCGAGCGGGGTAAAATCAACACTTGGAAAAACTGCATACTCTTTTGTCCCGGTGTTCAAATCTAAATCCGCATCCGGCCGCACTGGGTGCGCAGAAATTACATTAAAATGGTAGGCGGTTTGCGCCTTGAACAACCATGTTTCAGAATTGTATTGAAACGAAAACCGAACCCGAAAATTTTCGCCTTCATCCTCAACGAAAATATTCGAGCATAAAATAGTATTCACGGCGTATCCCAACCAGGGGACAGAATTCATAAAACCGACATAATTATCAATTTCACTTTGCGGAAAATTCGGCGCGGTATAGGTGAAATCAAACACCATGCGCGGGCGTTCCAACTCAGCCACAAAATACTGTGAAACAAACGCGCCGCCAACGCTGTATTCCGTTTGCATCAAAACGCCGTTAATGTCTCGGCTTGTTTCCTCGCTGGACGTGCTAGCGTTCGCGGTAAAGCGCGCATTGCTCGATCCCGATTCCGAGCCGAGATCGGAAAAATACGACATTACAATTCGATACTGCCCGCCGCCTAAAGGCTCCGACTGAATATTTTGTAAAGTAATCGCGGATATAACCGGGTGCACGTCGCCGATGTTTGGCAACGCACCGTCATTAACGGCATTAAATAATATTTCATCAGGATCGCCAGTAACACCAGTTACAACCGCGATTCGCTCGGCGCGGTAACCGTTTTTATCCAGCTTCAACCGGCTACTTTTCTTTATATCAATTTTTGCCGTCATTGCGCAACCGCTCCGGTGGATGATTTTTCGAGAACATCAATAACGCGTTCTAATAATCTTGTTTGTGTTTGCGCCTCGCGAAACGTTTGATCGAATACTTTCTGCCCGCCCGCCGATTCCGTTAAACCCTTGAACGCGTCAGGATTTTGTGCAGCCTGCAAGCGCGTATATTTATTAGCGAATTCTTGAAAAGCGCCCGCCTCGCTTAAACTTTGATTGTTCGCCCGCGCCCGCGCAAATATTCCGCCGCCGGCGGGTTGATTTTGATTATTAAAATCCCCTAGCCGATATGAAACTGGCCCGGCCGGAATACCACCGGCGCCAGGTAAGTTATTCAAAGTATCGCGCGCCAAAAATTCAGCGATCCCGCCGGTTGTCCTATCCCACCACGAGAGAAAATCTTTTAAATGCGCGATTGCCTCACGCGTAAAATCACCGATTAGCGCGGCGTCCATAGAGTTTATCATTCCGGTTATTTCGTTGGTAACTCCCGCTATTGCGTCATTCAAACCCGCCTCGCCTATAGCTATACTTAATTTATCAACAGCCGCGCCAAAATTTGAAAATGCCGGCGTCATATTTTTCATTTGATCCGACATTGCTGTACTAAATTGCACATCACCAATTTGACGCAAATATGCTTGTACGTTTTCCGCCGTATTAGCCATAACAGTACTGACACCTTGAAAAGTAAACGTCACGTCGCCTTTCCATTTTTTTGCCTTGATACCGAATTCTTTTAACCGCTCAAATTCCCCGGTTGCAGCATCCGCGACCGCTTCGATCATTTGATCGAGAGATTTTCCGAGCGCGCTAGCGGTGTTGCCATAACTGCGCAACGCGGCCGCACTTGGATCAAGGCCGAGCGCCTTCAATTTTATAAAACTCTGCACAACTTCTTTTAGTGCAAATGGGGTTTCGACCGCGAATTTCTCGATCATCTCGAACGCCGCCGCCGCTTCTTTTGTGCCGCCGGTCATCGTTTTTAAACTGGCTTTTATTGTTTGAAATTCCGCGTTTACATCGATTAGGCTTTTCGTCAACAACCCGGCACCGGCTATTCCCGCAAGCGCCAGGAAGCCCGTATGCAATCCTGTAACCGATTTGCGCAGACTGCCAAGCCCCTTTTTAACCGTCCCGAAAACCGCCTTGGTTTTATCCTTTGCGGTTAGGTTAAATCTGGTTTCGTGCGTTGTTCTAGCCATTTTGGTTTTCTGCTTTCACCCGCCGAAATGCGGCGTAACCTAGTATTTCATTGATCGGTAATTCTAGCGTTTGCGACGCACTACGCCCGATTGCTGTTCCGTACTCATAAGCCAGAAACAATAGCACGTCGCTTTTTATTCCTTTGCGAATCCCTCGATGGTTTCATCGATATCATTGCCGATATCCGTAGCCATTAAATAAGCAATGGCGCGCATAACGTTGTAATCGTATTGAGAACGTAAACCCTCGATTGCAGCATCCGCAAAAATTAACGCACTGTCGGCGTCGCGTGCGCGTATCTTGATCGACATTAAAACCCGGTCAACCGTATCGCCGAACGCCTCTATTTTCTTTTGCTCGGCCCCGGTCAAAGGCAACCAATAGATTTTAACCGGTTCCCCGGCATCGTCTATCCATTCGCTTACAACGCAATGCGAGAGTTTACCGGTTAATGCGTCCGAAAATTGTCGCTTGCCGATATCGGCTATATTCACGCAACCGCGCCGACAGTTAACGCACCGCTACCTTGAATCGAAAAGGTTTGCATAACCATCGATCCCTTTTCGTTGACCGCACCGCGTCCGACGATTAGACCGGTTCCGCTGCGCGACTCGTCGCCGCTGGTGTTACCTTCCGGCAGCATAACAAAAGCCAGGCTTGCGCCGATTGTCATTGCACCTTGCCCGGTGGTATCGGCTTTATCCCATTTGCATTCGATACTAGCAGTCCAGCTGGTATCCCCCGCCGCGAATTCCTTTTCCTGCGTCCCGAGGTCGGTATCCTCGATCGGTTCCATAGCTTCATCTAGCGTGAACCGGTTGATACTGGCAACGACATTTCCCGCCGCCGTAACTATACCGTCGTTACCTCTTACTTTTGCCATCGTTTTTCACCTTCTTTTTTGCCTTAGATTTGATTGCCGGTTGATCCGGTTCGATTGGTGACCATCCGTTATTTACTGCGTTTTCAACTTGCCCCGGTGGAACCATGATAGTTAAAACACTTTTCGGATGATCCATTAATACGGGTTTCATGCTTCCGCGCTCGCTTGTGAGTGTTCATAAGTAACGCGCCAGGTTGAACGCATCCGCGCTACTGGTAAATCTTGCGACGGTTCAATTTCCGGCGCGTCATCGCCGATTAACTCACAATTAAATACATAAGCCAGGCCGAGCGTATAATCGAGATTTAACGCCGCATAGACTTCCGCCGCGATGGCGTTCAAGTGCGTTTCAGGGTTGCCGGCCTGGTTAATGTGGATCTCCACATCGAAAAATAATTCACGCATGAATGGGTCAAGAATTTCATCAACTTCGGCCGCGTTATCAATTCCCTTGTAAATTGTGAGCGCCGGTAAGATTCCGACCGCATACACCCGCCCCCTTGCGACGTTCGCGCCGGTAGTCGATAGCCCGGTAAGGGTTGTCTCTATCGCGCTTAGAATCGATTCTGCGCGGTGCACTAGCCTTGCTCCATTATTAATAACGTGGTACGCGCGCCAGATTCCTTCTCACGCACGATATAATCTATTGCCGCGTCAACGTCGGTTATCGTGGTTCCAACCGCTAAGGTTGCAACGTCAACGCTCACGCATCGGATACCGGTTCGCCGCCCGTTTACGTCTAACTCCTGATCGAAGTTATTATCGAGAACCCCGCCGATGAATACGCCGCCGCCAATGTAAAAACGACGTGCGAATTCGCTCACGTCAAACATGGCGCGGGTATCATCGAGGGTTTCCATATTCATTACCGATTTTTACTCCTTGCCTGCGACGATTTCACCGCGCGAGGCATTAACGACGATTTTCGCCAGATTCGCCTTGCAAGTGATGGTGTCCCCTTGCTTAACGTTTTTACCATCTTCACCGACAAAACCCCGCAATGCTTTGACGCGGTAGGTTTTCGGTTCATTTACTTTTTTCATATTTCACCTTTTAGTTTTTGAAATACGCGGCGGGTATTTCAACCCGCCGCCTGGTTAAAAGATACGCTTAAGCGTTCTTTGAGAAACTTCCTGCATGCCGCACGCCAATGTCACAATCTTGAAAAACGCGCAACACCAAACCACCCGCCGCCGCTTTCTCGGCGCGATCCGGTTCAACATCGAGAACACCCCACAACCCGATAATCACATCCTCGTAATTGCCGAATACGATTGTATTCGCTGCGAGTTGCGTTGAAATCCGAACCGGGTAACCGTTAACCTCGCCACCTTCCATCAGGAATTTGCCCGAACCGGTGTCGATGTTTTTGTTTTTCATGTTCCCCTGTACCGGCGCGGTGGTGCAATACGCCAGAGTCCCGCCGAGAGCATTCGCGGTTAAAACGTCGGTTTCAAAATCGATCATCTCATCTCGATCTGGATTGCCGGCAACCGTAATTGTCGAAGTACCTATACCACTGGTTACAGTAATACCGGTCGGTTGATTGTTTGCACCAGTGCCCGAGAACGCCGCCAGGTCAATAGCAAGCGCCGCACCTTTTGCCATATCATCCATCAACATTTGCTCAACGCTCGGCGTTGCCTGTTTCAGCAAGCGCCGTGATATCGGCACTTCACCGACGATGGTTTTCGGCGATAGCGCGATAGTGCCAAGAACGGCGTCATCCGGTGTCGCGTCGCCATCTTCGGCAACCCAGTTAAACGCGATCCCACCATCGAGGCGCGGAATATCCACATCACCCACCAGGCCGGTGAGAAAACGCGCATTCAATGAACCCATCAACGCATTGGCGCGCAGCAGGTCAACGAATGAACCCGCTAGGTGATCGGTCGCTTTCAAGAATCCGCCGGCGGTATCAGTGCCAACCGTCATTACGCGTTTTTGGTCAAACGTCCGTTCTTGAATATCAAACGGAATATAAAACCCTTGTGGCGGGCGCGACAATTGATCCTCGATTGCTTGAGAGCATTCGCGCTCAAATCCCGCCTTGCTCCAATCGTTTGAAAATGCGGCGTTAACGGCGCGCATTAATGAGAATTTCGACAAGTCTCGGCCGCTCAAATCCAGCCTAGTGACAGGCTGCGCGGTTTTCACTTTCTTTTCGAGGATTTCCAAAACCTCCTGATTCATCTGCGCGACCGTCCATTTTTCTGTCATCGCGCGCCCGGCGAGTTCCCCGCAATCGTATTTTTCACCGATTGCGCGAATATTATCGAGTCGATCAATTTCCGTTTTGGTCGCTTTTTCTACTGCGGCAGTAACTTCCGCCGCACGTTTGCTTTCGTCGTCGTCTTTCATAGTATCTATTTCCGTTTTAAAGTTTAAATTCGCGCCGCGCCCGTTTAACGAATAATCGGCCGGTAACGCCGTAATGGTTATTTCGTATGGTAGCCACTCAACCGCGCGCACTAAAATATTTTCCGCGCCGGCGTCGGCTATTTCCTGAATGTACTTTTTCACCCGGTAACCAACGCTCACCCCGCGTCGAATACCATCAACAACATCACGAAATATTTCGCGCGCTTTTTTCGATCTGCCAAACCGAATCACCGCAACCCCGACTCTATCGGGTGAAATTTCCGCCGTTTCAACTACCCCCAATTGTTCAAACTTGTCATGCTCCAACAATACAGGCGCGCCCGCGTTCAACCGTCCAAGGTCAACCGCGCCGCGTGAATGATCTAATATTTCATCCGCCAGCCCGATTTCGGGAATAAATGTTTGTACCGGCGTTTCGCTTGAAAATTCTACTTCAACCGTCCGGGTTTTTTTATCATATCTTTTTACTGATATGGCGCGCTCTATTAACCCGGTTTTTATTTCACGTTTCATCGTCGTCAATCTCTGGTGGTTGTGCTTCTATAGAAAAGTCATCGATAGATATTCCCTTTTCATCCGCACGCGCTTTTTCATACGCCAACTGATCGAGAGTGTCATCGAAATCGCGCCCTTGTTGCGAAAGTATGTTTTGTCGGGTTTCGACGCCCATCGCCAGGTTAATCCGGTTTGCTTCCGCGTCTTTTTTCGGGTCGACCCACGGCCAACCGCGCGCCTGCCAGTGAACATCGATAAACTTGCTATCTACGCGTTTCATCGGTAACGGCAATTTTTGCCGCAATATAGAATCTGTTATCCAACGCTCATAAACCCGCTGATGCAAATGCGCCGCTAGCCAGGATTGAACCGCGCGCCACTGGTCGCGCTCATCGAGGACGCCGGCGCGGATACTGGAAAAATTAACGTTTTCCAAATCATTCGAAAGTGATGAATAGGAAACATTTAAGCCGCTGGATGCACCGCGCAAAACTGCGCGCATAAATCCATCAAATGCGGTCGTCGGATGCGTTGGATCGAACCCGGTGAAAGTTGTACCCGCCGCCAATTGTTCAATTACGCCGGCTTCGATTTCCTGTATTGATTCGCCGTCGTCATCTTCTTCACCTTCATAAATATCATCGACGTTTGCGGCGTCACCCTCGGCGCTAGTAATAAATCCCATTTTTGACGCGCCAATAGTCGCCGCAACCAGTTCCGCTTCTTCATATTTTCCGATCAT